TGACATGTCAATACTTTTCCATAAAAAAATCCCACACCACACTATGGGTGATGCGAGATTTTCTTAACTTAATGCCATTGGAGTTCTTCTGTTAGTGCTTTATGAGCCTTTTCTTTATTTTGCTGTTCCAGTTTTTCTTTTGCTGCCAGTTGTGCTTTTTCCTGTTTTTCCTTTTCCATCATAGTTTCTTTGCTTACTGCTGCCTGCTGTATAAACTCAGCCGCCATTAAAGAAAGCGATTTCTGTGAATTCATCTGGGATGTTAACTGTTCATACATCTGTTTGAACTGATTAGCACCTTCTTCTTGTGTCACAAGCTCCTGCGAATCAATTTCATCACAGAATCCATACTTAAGTGCCTCATCCGGACTTAATATAGTTTCTTTATCAAGCATTTCCATAAGCTCATCTTCACTCAGATTACACTTTTCAAGAAATATCTGCCTATTAGCAGCCATCATCTCATCAAGATCATCTGCTGCCTTGCGGAGCTGTGTTGCATTACCACTACAAGTACACCACATATTATGAAGCATTATCGTAGAGCCCCTATGCATTATTATCTTGTCACATCCAAGTGCTATTACATAAGCAACAGAATATGCAAAACAATCAATGTGACATATCTTATTAGCCTGTTTAGCCTTAAGAAGATTGTATATCGCAACACCCTCTTTCACCTCACCACCATACGAATTAATATGAAGCTCTATATCGCTTCCGTCTGGTATAGAATCAAGCAGGCTTATAAAATGCTTTGCTGAGGTTTCTGATTCATCATATTCCCATGTTTCCCAGTTAAAAGGTCCCTGGGCTGTTATATTATCATAAATATATATCTTAGTAGCCCCTGAATCATTCTTCTCCTGTCTAAACATCATTTTTCTCTTGTCCACCATTATCACCTTCTTTCATAATGTCATAATTTTTAGTAATATAATGAGTATCGCCGATAGAACTATCTATTGCTGGTTCATTCAGCTTATGGCGAAGCTCATTAATACTGTAAAGTCCACTAGATATAAGCTTGTCTGACTTTTCAGCATTCTTAAATATGTCTATATAAGATATAGATGATGTATCTATATTAAGACCAGTACCATTAAGTATCTCCTTGCCTGAGCGTTTCCGGTTAATCTCCGTCTGTAATATGTCGCACAACGGCTCTATCGTTATAGTTATGAATTCATCCATAAGAGCATCTATATCTGCTATCTCACCAGCGTATAGCGCATATGGGATATTCAATGCTCCTGCAGCTTTTTTCTTTATCTCATCATTAACATCTATGAAATCCTTTAACTCGCTTGTGGATTTCTTAGTTGACTCTTTAGCTCCATTCGATTCATAGGAATAACCATTAAACAATGGAAGTACCGCATTACGTGAATTGTAGAACTTCTTGAAGCGGACATTCATCATCTCATCCATTATCTCTTCATATGTTTTTCCTAACAGTTTGGCATCTCCCAGAATCTTTTGTGCATCAATCGTCAGTATGCCCTTTTCGCCACCTGATTTATAGAACTTTTCATAAGCCGTCTGGACTAAAGTGTCATAGCTGTTTATTATGCCATTAAGAAGTGCCGTCATATTCTCATTATTATTTTTAAAATATAATACTTCCGACATTCCAAACACCCTATTTACAGAAAAGCTTCCAGTACTGACATTAGAAAATACTTTCTCACGTACAACATCATCAGACATTGTATATCCATCAGCGACAAACAACTGCCCTGCAAGTTCATATACAAGACATTCGTTGTTCTTTAAGAGCTTCGACACCATCTTTTTTATAAAATATGTTGAGCTTTCATTCTCGTTTGGCGCATAATTCCATAGATAATATTCATCTTTTTTTACATTCTTGCCACGGATCCTTGTCTGGAATTCACATTTTGCAATAGCATTTGCAATCATATTAATGCCAATATTCATATCAAAGATACATTCTGATATAGCCTGGTACTCAGACGAATCATATACTGCTTCCATCTCCTGCCTGAAAGCAGCTTCCCTGGATTTACCTGTTAAAAGATCTGTAAAAAAAGCTCTTATTCCCAATGCCCTCACCTCCCATCGTTATTGTCATTGTTAATATCAATCAATATGTATATACATTCATAGTGTTGAACATTGTCTGATTAATCTCATTCATAGCAATAAGCTCATCCCTGCATATCTCTGCTGCCACCAATGCCTTAAATGCATCCGTTTTACGTGACTTAGGTTCAATCTTTCCATAAGTCATATTACCTGCAGATGATGTAACTCTCTTAGAATTGTTAATACACCACCGCATCAGAGGATCATCACCAACTGCTATCCTGTTATTATTGAACAGACTTGTAAGCATTGGTATAAGCTGCATTTCATCAGATGGTCTTACTATCTTTATTTTTCCATCCTTATCAGCCAGGAAACCGTATTCAGCTAGTGCCTTAGACATAAGTGTATATCTGTACTTATCAATGCCTATCTTTAAAATGTTAAAGCGTTCATTCATAGAATCAAACCATTGTGCCGGCAAGTCCGGACTAATCTCAGGACCTTTTACGAATTCACATAATCCCCTGCGTTCCCACTCTCTTAGCGGTGCCTTGATACGTGGCAAATCTTTACTTGCTTCACATATCCACGTATGCTGATGCACATAATCTATTCCATCCTGAATAACAAGGATTGCTGCAGATACAAAATCTTCTGTGCTCGCATAATCAAGTCCACCCACAGCATTAGTTCCATGCTCGAATTCAGGAATAATAATATTTGTCGCCTTTATGTTCTTCCAATCCGTAACTACATCCTCCCTTATAGCTCCGCCCGGACAGTTACACCTTTTAGTTGCAAAAGATGCATTACCAAGAGGATCTATAACATAATCATCATATTCCAGCTTCATCTCTTCCTGAAGATTAGCAAAATATGGATATGACGGATTAGCCATTGGCCAGTTTTCCGGATTTTTAATATCATCCTTGTTTTTTATCCGGCATATAAATGGAATCATACCATTATCAGGCAATTCACCACTTAATATCCTACGTGACTTATCAAGTATAGTATCAAGAGGTCCATCTCTTACATCTCCATCAGTGGTAACTATTGTTCTTCTTGGAAATGGAACTTTTCCCAAGCCAGTAACAGCTACATCAACCAGCCTCATATTCTCATAAGCATGATATTCATCAAAATCAACTTTACCAGGTCGAAAACCATCTTTTGTCTTTGGATTAGATGTATTAAAGGCAAATTCTGAACCAGTTTTAATATTTGTTATTACTTCCTTCGTCCACTTGAAGTACTTTTTCATAAAGCTTTTATTTTCCTCAAGCACGTTATATACATCCTTGAATGAGGTTTTTGCCTGCTGTTCCGACATAGCAAATATATCAATGTTATAGTGCTTGATACCATTCACAGGTGTTAACAGGCAGAAATCTTCAAAACCTAGATATCCATTCTTTCCGGCACCACGCCCCACATATATAAGCAGTACTGGAAATCGAAGCTGTCCATTTTTCTTATACACACAATTATGCAGCGCAAAACAAAATACTTCCCAGTCGATTAAATCGAATGGAAAGTATTTCTGGAAAGCTAAATATTTATTTAATTGTTCTGAATCAACAACAAGTTCCTCTGTTTCAAATATTTTTTCAATAAGGTCACACAACTGATACTGTTCTTCGCACATCTTGTATGGAGCTTTTCTTACAAGGTCAATGTACTTCTGTATCCTATAATCCGGTATCATTCTTATCCTCACCCTCGGATATATTGTCTTCTGCAGATATATTAAGCTGCGAAAGTATCTTAAGCATAGCTCCACTGATTTTAGATATTTCAGAGATTGCAGGATTAGCTTTGTGGACTTCATAACCTTTAACATTAAGTTCTGTTATGGTTACACCATTTTCTTTAACATCTTTGATAAGTTTAGCTTTGATATCATACAATTCACAATAATCATCAACAAGCTTTTCAAAGTGATATTCTTTTGCATTTTTACGATTGAGCTGCTCAATTAATGAACACCTGATACGTTGTGATATCGTTGCCATACATACCTCCTGTCTGAATTCTTGAAAGTTAAAATTGAAACAGTGATTTTGTGTCTGTATGCATATATATTATAAATATGTTACGCATACCCTGAAAAACTATAAAATCACTTTTTACATAATGTGCAAGGCAAATCTGGATTGTCGAGTTTTGCACCGGTATTTGTCAGAGCCAAAAATTTTTGCATTTTTTTACCCGGGGGTATTCTAATCCCACCGCTCTTCTGTCAATGGTGCCCGATAATTCTTTTGTCTATATCCATGCCTTTTTTCGTGACATTCGTGACACAAACTTATAAGGTTACGTTGTTCGCAGCCTTTATCATCTATATACATAGCTTCAAGAGCCAACTCAGGATGATGCTTTACATAGTTAATATGATGTACTGTTGTTGCTTTGGTATATCTTCCAGCAGCTCTACAGTCAACACATTCATTGTGATCACGCTTAAGTATTTCTTTCCGGACTCTTAACCATTTGCTCCATATGTAAAAGCGATGCACTTCATTATTCTTTATGCACTCTTTTACATAATCAATATCATCCTGTATCATATTGCTCTCTCTATGCCTCACGTATATGTCATAGGTCTTACTGCTTTTATCTTAAAGAAAGAGCGCTATTTCTAGCGCTCAATGCATAAAAGATAGGATTCGATGCAGTATCGACTATATAAAAATAACACATATTAATGTGTACTGGTGTACACTCTTTTATTTTTTTTAATATTTTTATAACTGTACTGAATTAACAGCCCTTTTATAGCGTTTTATAAGTCCGCTGCGTGAATAGCCTTCTGCTTTCATAATGTCCTTCATATTCATAAGCTGTATATGTCTAGCTATTAATATTCTCCTATCTGTTTCATCCTGAACTGTATTAATAACAGTAAGAACCTCTCTTGCCTTTGTAGCTGCTATCTCTTCCTCTTTTCTTAACTTGTTTATAAATTTCTTTGTTTCCTTATCAATCTTAATAACCCTGTCTGATAAGTCGCTCTGGTTATGTGCCTTTGGCATATCAGATATTTCTGGTGACGATAATCCATATAACGAATTAATAAAATCAATCTCAGTCTGATAATTATTCATCCTTGATACATAATGCCTGTACATATCCAGATATCTTTTTTTGTCTTCATACCCCATCCTATCACCCTTTAATAAAGTATACATAATCCCTAAAAGTGTATAATTTTTTATAAGCCTTTAGAAATATTCTCAACCCCTTGTTTCTTCTATGCTCTAATTATATTTCACTTTCATCATAATTACAAAAAGTATACCGTAAGTTGATAACTCGTTAATAACTCTGTTTTTTGTGGATAAGTATTATCATCTGTACATAAAAAAAGCAGCTCTAAAAAGGCTGCTTGCTGTTAATTTTAAAAAAAATTTTTTTGTCTGTTATATCTTAATCAGAAAGAAAATCTAGTCTTTCTAAAAAATGAAAAAAGGAGATTTACAAATTATGAATAATCTAATATTTGAAATTGTATTTAATTTGATACTTAATGTAGTATCTAATTGTCTTTATGATATTTTCATAAAGCACAACTAAAGATAAAGATTATGTGCGACAAGCTGCTCCTTTTATTATACAAGAGCAGCTTGTCATTTATAATTCGCTTTTTTCTGTATATAACACAATTATGATATCTTCTTATGCTTTCCTGGTCCTATATACATTTCCTTTCTATCGTGCTCTGCATCCTCACGTCCCCATTGCACATACCTAAGAGTTACATCAGGTGAATCATGATTATACATCTTCATAAGTGTTAATACGTTGCCGCCATTCTTAATATATTGATATCCATAAGTCTTACGTAAACTATGCAATCCGAATGTATAAGGAATACCAATAGCTTCTCCGGCATTATGAATTATACGATATCCACGCTGCCTATTGATAGGATATATATATGACCTGTCATTAAAATACTTCATCTGTCCTCGAAACAGATAATCATACAGACTTAGATTATACTTGCTTATATAATCAAGTATATCCTGGTGCAGCTGCTTATTCATACGGTAATTCTGCATCTTACCAGTCTTGTTTTCTTTAATCTGTATATATCCTTTAACAACATCAGCCACCCTGAGCTGCAGTAAATCTTCAGCTCGGAAAGCTGTATTAAGTCCGATGTGAAACAACATATAATCTCTGTCTGCCTGGTATCTCTTAACATCCGACTTTGCATTATTCTGCCTTTGCATAAAATAGTTATATAACGCATCTATCTCTTTAGGATCCTTTATAGGTTGTGTTTCATGCTGCCCTGCAAAATACTTAATTCTTCTACCCATCTGTTACTATGACCTCCAAACATTATATTTTAGAAGCCGATACTGCATATTCACTATAACACAATCTTTCCAGAAATGTACAATCTCATAAGCTCGGTTATGACTGATGCCTGACTTTTACCATCATCCTCACACTTATCTGCGAATTCCTGTACAACATCTTTCTTAAGCTTATATGACTTAGACATATATCCTGCCTTGTCCTGGTACTTCTTAGATGCAACTGTCTGACTGTTTGGTTTTCCTACTGGCATTTATCTTTCCTCTCTTTTTTACATACATATACGACTAACTTTGCAATACCTATTGCTATAAAAAATATTCCTAACTTAAATAACATGCTTACCCCTTTCTATCTAGTTTAGATTGTGATATATTATCAATGGGATTAGGGCTTTCGCCCCATCCCTTAATATTCTAAGTTAACTTAGAAGCTTGTCGATAATCAGAAGTATTATTCCGATTATCAAGTCCGTTAATGCTCCGATTAGCCAGGTCTTTGCATTATCGGACTTTTCTTTTTTCTTCGACATGGGTATCACCTCCTTACAAGTATATATTAACATATGGTACACCCTATGTCAATAGTTCTATATAATATTTTTTTATTATTTTTAATATTTTATTTTAGAACTTTTATCTCATAATTATTATATCAGTTGCAAGAGCGTATCATTTCCTGCCTAGATGATTAACCTTGCTGATAAACGTGGTATTAACTGTTCCAAAGTCCTACAGGATGCCTTATTATCAATTTTTTTGTAGATTCATATGTTTACCGGGGAATAAAATCCCCGGTATTTGTATATCTAGTTTTCATATCAGTCATTCTACTAAGAAATGACTGTAAACTGTGGATACTCCTCAAGCTCTCTCATCAAATAATCCTTAATTCTCTGTGTCGCCTCAACCTTCCATGCTCCACCATCAGCTTCAAAAATTGCACATAATATTCCGTCATACTTATCTGCTTTCATTCTGAATACAAAGTCTGATGCAGGCTGTTCAACCTCTAAGAATGTCCTATAAGGTGTAAGCTTCACCGGATTAGGTACAATAGCATCTGACTTTGATGCAATACCAGTCTTTACAGTAGCTTTCTGTGTTACACCATCATCACCATATTCTGTTACAGTACCATCTTCAACAGTACCAGCAAATTGGAGTACTAACGCCCTGTCACCTTCATTCAGGAACTTAGACTGTAAACCTATGCAGAAATTCTCCTGACTAATATAATGGTCATAATTAAAAACAGGTGTCTGTAACAATACATCAACAAGATATTCTCTTTTCCTGTTATCATCAAGCTGGCTATATAACTTCACCTCGTCTGGACTTGTAACCTCAACAATCATCTTTTCAGACATTGTATCAATATTGCCTTTGATATAATCTAAAAGACTGGTAAGCGTGTGCATAGTAATCGCCTCTGCCTTAGGAATATGCTTCTCAAGCAACAGTAAGTCTTTATCAGAATATGTCTGTATCGTTCCATCTGGAAGCTGCACGTCCTGCACCTCTGCTCTGCTTAACCCAACTATGTACTGTAATGCCTCTTTAATCATCTTTTTCACCTAACCCTTCCTAAGCCTGTCTTGTTTTTCTAAAATCTACAACCGAACTATTATCTGTTTTAACATCTGCTGCCTGTGTTTCACCTTTACCATCATCCATCTTTAAATCACCCATAGACATTTGTCCTGGAATCTGCTTGCCATACTCTGTAGCATATAACTCTCCTGTTCTAAGGTCTTTACCAATCGAAAATGCTGTTTTCATAGGTGTATGTGGTGCAAGCTTCTCAACAACATTAATCTTTACCGCCACATCATCTCTTAGTTCATTCTGTGTAAACTCAAGAGATATTGTTATCTTTCTCTTATCCCTGGAAGATGTATTAACATCCTGTAGATTATCAATAATTCTCTCAAATGATTTATTAAACTTCTCCTGTAATGCACCACCCAATATGCCCTGTAACTCTATTGTGTTCATACGTTCAGTTCCTTTCCACTATCTCCGGTTATAAAAATAATTGTGATATTATATCCTGCCAGTATACTGTTCTGTAGATAACTATGTAGTAATATTCATTCTTCTGTCTGCCTCAACAATTAGTTCACCAATCTGATCAGCATCCATATCTGCAAGAATCATTTTCAACATAATCAGATACCTGAGTGTCTTCACTCTCAATCTGTAATGCTCATTATCTGTTGTATTAAGTTTCTGTGCCTTAATATTCTGGTGTGCATATTTCTTAATGCACCTGTTTATCTCTTTAATTTCCCTATGCATTAACTACTCTCCTTTGAATTGTAAAGTAAAGAATTATAATAATCTTCATCCTTCTTTTCACGCTGCTCAAAATTATTGAATTTATTACGCGTACGCGCGCTATATATACTATTATTTACTTTACTTTTATTTATAGCATTACTGTTAACATTAATGCTAGTTTCTGCAACATTAACCCCAGTTTCTGCAACATTAACCTCATTTTTAGGTGATTTTAATAAAAGGTACGCATTCTCCAAAAAAATTTTCTGACGACGTTTTAGTGCTTCGGCATACCGTTCCTGAATACCTTTTGATGTCAATATCTTATGTTTGTCGTACATTTCTTTAGAAAAGATACCTCTGTTCAGTGCTGTATCAACAACTGAACTTACAAGATTAGCTTTGTAATTAATGTCACCATCCATGGCGATTTTACTTGCAAATAGAATAAGAGAATCCCTATCCCATTTCATGTAATATCCTTCTTCGCCATATATAGTCTGAAAAAGTCTTATTACAATACCAAAGCCGATAATTCCATGCTCGGCTTCCAATAGCTGAAACTTCTGGTCAAGATTGCAGTCTAAGGGAAAATAATCCAAATTCGTCTTAGCTGGTCTTGCCATATATACCGCTCCTATCTCTTAAGATACTTAGCCATAATATCTCTCTTAGACTTAGGTTCAGCACGCGGCATGGTATTCGGCGCCTTTCTTAAGAAATCGAAATCATCCTTAAGCTCCTGCCTGTTAATAGTTGTATTGTTAATAATAATATCCTTGCCAGATAATACATCACTATGTATCTCATCAAGTCTTGATAAAGGATAATTCATCCCGGCTAACATAAGAACACAATCACCATCCGTATATGTTCTGAATTCATCGTATGAAACACCTATTGCCTTATGCAGTCCTTCAAAACTACTAATACTATCATCTGCTGCCAGGGCTATATACTTAACCTTATCACCTTCAATCGGTGCATATATGCCATCACATATACTCTTAGTAAGACCAGCGATGTTAGTATTATCAGAACTATATACACATCCCATGCCATGCGTAAGCAACATTTCCTTAATCTCTGCATCATCAATATTGCCTTTCATAGATGAATACATCTTAGGAATATGCATATAATTATCAAACATATTGACGAATCTCTCGTTGATGTAGAACTTATCAGCTCTGGAATTATCCAGGATAAACATAGATGCCATCTTATCCAGGCTTAATAATTCCCTGAAACATTCATATGAATTATACTTCGTCTTCACTGACTCTTCATCAGTCGGAAGAATCGTTACAGCTCCTACCTTCCTGTTCTCATCAAGCATAAGGTCAATAAGCATTGGACCGGTACCACTACCAGTTCCGCCTCCGGATGAAAACACAATGAACAATATTTCACAATCCATTACCTTATCCACCATAGCAGCAATGTTATCATAATCATCAATAACAAGTTGCTTAGCCTTATCCCGGTCTTTATTAGCTCCTTCGCCTCCAGTAATGTGATATACATACTTGGAATCCTTTAATGTGTTAAGATCTTCCTGCGATGTATTAATATACATAACAGGATATCCTTTCTGTTCAAAAAGCTGGACAATATTACCGCCAGCTTGTCCTACTCCTATAAAACCTACGTCATTCATACCTCATATTCTCCTATCTTTGATATGCCATAATTAGTAACATAGTAAGTATCTGCCCTTCCGTCCTTTAACCCATGTGCAACATAGCTGCTGATACATAACCTGCGTATACACTTGTATATTGAGTTGACTTTATAATCAATAAGTCCCTCTGTAGCATTAAGCTCTGCTAACGACATAGCTGTTGCCGGACTACTGGCTCCCTTAGTTCTAAGCATAATCAATACCATTAATTCTATCTTTGTCATGATAATCCCTTCTCTGATTAACTTGGATATACTATGATTATCTCTGATTTACTCTGATTAATTCGGATATACTCTGATTATCTCTGATTTACTCTGATTACCTAATAATAAAATCTTGCACCTGCAGCATTCTTTGTTAACAATTCATTAGTAATTCGCGTCCATTCTATTTTGAATTGTTCAATCCAATTCCTATTGGGATTGATTATAACGTTATATTTTCCTTTAAATGGCTTTCCTGTATATGCATATACTGTAAAGCTTTGTGGTTGCATACTAAATCTTGCTGCAAGAACTTCATCAGTTTCATTATCATAGATAATATCGCCTGTATCTATCTCCACAACACTATAACGCTGCTTTTCTGCTTTTCCTGCCATAACCTTCTCCTTTCTGCATCATGAAACATCACCTATACCAGCAATGCGGACATTGTGCCAGTGAATGGCACCACCACAGGTGCCACAGAAATTAAGATTCCAGACACGCTGCACATTATATCCGCAATGTGGACATATCCCGTATATAACACCTTTGCGGTCATTATAATAAGGTTCCTTAACACGTATATGATTTATTCCATTGATACTTAATACTTCTTCATTACTTGCAGCAAACTCATAATTCATATCTAACTCCTAACTGATTGCTGCATTAAATCCTAGATAAACAATCCTAATAAGATAAGTCCATAGAAACAGCCAGCTATAACAGTTGCATAAGACAACTCTCTGGCAAATGCTTTCATAATATTTAATTTTTTGTTGTTCATGATACCTTGCATTCCTTTCTTTAATGTGATAATATAATTATGTTGTTAATGATACTTTGATTAAGGGCGGTGCTTGTCACTGTCCTTTTTCTTTTGTGTGCTTTCTTATTCAGTATTGGATAAATTCATCCCTTTCTGACATACCCTAATGTAGTTAAAGCTTGGTCATTAAGCTTCTGTCCATATTCTTTCTTCTGCTGATCTGATAAAGACTCATAATCTATTACTTTGTCCCCATCTATAATTTTTATAACTATTGTCATATATAACCTCGTATCCTTCCTTACTGTCTTATATGCTCATACTGAATGTCCTGATTACACATTATTAAGGTTTTATATCCATATCAATAGGATTCTCTGTATGAAAATACATCTTGTAATGATATGGGTCTGAATGTATTCCTGTTATATCCTCAACAACATACATTGTGTAATCATTGAGATATATGTAATTCTTTCTGTATTCATCTGCGCCAGTTTTAACCGTACATACAAGTTCATTTTCACTATCATTACTTATGCTCATATAGCCTTCTGCTTCCATAATGATTTTATCTGTACGTGCGTTGTATACTGTTATTTTTCGTTCACACTCAAAATAATCTGCTTGCTTTGACATATTGTAATTAACTTTATCTGCTTCACTACAACCTGTCATTGTTAATGATGCACCTAATATTAAAGCTGCTATTATTGTGTTTTTTCTCTTTATCATTCTTTACTCCTTAGACTGATCTCATCTATCTGTGGTAACTACAGAGTTAAGTAAATGTATATTTACTCTCTCTAACAAGTCCTGAGCTTCCGGGATTGTTAAACCATCTAATGCTTTAACAATCTGAGTAGCTCTCTTAGCACTTTCACCAGTAAATAACTTGCCATCTACTATTAATTCACCTGTTGTCCAATTTCTCCATTCCTGTAATCCAACAGCATTCTCTATTCTTTCAGATAAACACTCCTGCTCATTTTCCTTAGTGCCTGTTTCATTTAAAACCTCACCAACAATGTTGTCTGCCAGCTTGTCTATTAATTCATCTGTATTCTCTCTCTCGCTCTCACCTCCTTGTATGTTACTTGCTTGGAATATCTTGATTAATTCCGTTATAACTTCTATACTTTAATCGCAGGCTATTACCTTAGCCTAGTAATTAAGAAAGGAGTTATGTAAAAATGTGGGAGCTTATTAATAAAATATCTGCTATTTGTGGTATTCTTGGATTTTTAATTTCCATTTGCTCTATATTTTTTAATATCTTTATAATTAAAATCCTTAATTCTCAAAAACAGGAATATAATAAAAACAGCACTATACATTACGAAAAGTTACAATCCATCTTAGATTGTATTTATCAAGATGAAATTATCACACCCCAAATTTGCGACTCATTAATCCAAGAATTATTATCTATAAAATTAAACTTTTCATTAATGCTTTCATTTTTTTATCATTACAAAATAAGACATTGTATTAAACAATTACAAAAAAACGAATTGGATGTAAATAATAAAATAATTCGCAATGATTTGAATTACATTGTTGCAAGGCTACAAAAAAGGAGTAACTATGAACACTGAAACTATTATTAAAGTTATACAAAAGTGTATTGATGACACAAAACAAAACAAATTATATTGGAAATTATTATCGTCTAATCCCACTTTAGAGAAGACTAAGCCTCTTAGTTTAAATAACATAACTTCAACAAGGTCATTAAATATCCCTCTTAATTTTTCTAGTGCTTATTATGCTAAATATAAAGATGGCTTTTTCTTTTTAAAACAAAGCACTCAGTCTGCACAGTTATCTTTTCTACAAGAAGGTACTATATTTTTATATGTTCAAAAAAGCTTAGAAGCATATTCTGAATTAATCACCGCTTCTGACAGTAATAATTCAGAGATAAATATTCTCCTTAGGCGCTTATTCATTATAGTAGATGCTCAAATTTCAGCCCTTGATAATTTTATTGACGATTTTCTAAATTCTTAGTCTTATGCATCTCATCATAATGCTTTCGGCAAACTCCTGCTCGCCATCCAAAGAATATCGTTGCCTTGTTTCTGCACCCTAAAACAAGGCAACGTTTTCGTATTCTTTTATAAAACTCCCCTCCTGCTTCATCATATAAGCCAAATTCTTTTCTTAATATGTTCTTACTTATTTGAACTGCTATACCAATTAAAATAAGTATTATCAATATGTATAATAGTGCTGTCATCACATTTACCCCTCTTTATTTTGTTGCATTGTGCAACTTTCTTTATAAAAAAAATATACTTCAAATTCTGCCGGCTTAATTTTTAACAAGTTGCATATCTTCTCAGCTTCATCTAAGTCCATAGGTCTTATGTTATTAATTTTTTGATTTGCTGTTGATTGTGCTATGTTAAGTACCTTTGCTACATCTTTTTGCGTGAGTTGTAATTCTGCCATACGTCCTTTGATTTTATTTGTATTAATCAACGTTTAAACCTCCTTTCGACATTCGCATTGGAGCACTATGCAACATTGCTGTTAATAGCATTGTGCAACATTTTTTCTATTTTTTTATTTTATATATTGCACTATGCAATAAGTTGATATATAATGTTGACATAAGGAGGAACTTCTTAATGAATAATATTGAAATAGGAAAAAGAATACACAATGCACGTACATTAAGAAAATACACTCTTGATGAAGTAGCTAAAAAAATTGGCGTTGCCAAATCTACAATACAAAGATATGAAAATGGTAAAATAACTAAAATTAAACTACCTGTTATTGACTCCATTGCAAATGCTTTAGCTGTAAACCCAGCTTGGCTAGTAGGTAAATCCGAAGAAATGGAAATACATACTCCAACTAATTCTTCAAGCAAAATCCTACAATACTACAATAAACTTAATGAACTTGGCAAACAGGAAGCTACTAAACGTGTAGAAGAATTAACATACATTCCTTTATATAATCATGATACTAATTTATTAGATGCAGCTCATTCTCTTAATAACGCAACCAGCGAAGAGAAAGCAAATGATGATAATATTATGAATGATGAGAATTTCTAATCTAAAGAGGGGATATATTTGAATTACGAGGAATTACTTATTGAAGCTGATAACAATAATCTGATTACTAAGGAGAAACCTCTTCTTGCTAATGCTGGAAGAATAAAGGGTAATCGTATTGCTATCAAAAAGGACTTACATACGCAGAAAGAAAAAGCCTGTGTACTTGCAGAGGAGCTTGGACACTTCTACACTTCCACCGGAAACATATTAGATATGTCTGATACTGCTAACCGGAAACAGGAACAACGTGCCCGCCTTTGGGCTTATAACAAACAGGTTGGACTAAGCGGTATTATTGATTGCTACAAAGCTCACTGCCGCACATTACACGATATGGCAGAATACCTTAATGTAACTGAAAAGTTTCTTAAAGATGCCATAGATTGTTACCGGCACAAATATGGTATATGCACTAAAGTTGATAACTACGTTATCGGCTTTGAACCAACGTTTTATGTGTTGGAGATGTGGGAATAATATTTAATTAAGACTATGATTAGGGGGTATTACTATGAGAGAACAAAAAGGTACTAATTTATTAATTTTTCCAAACGATTATACAGTTATTGATATTGAGACGACTGGTTTATCACCAGAATATGATGAAATAATTGAAGTATGCGCATTAAAATATCGAAACAAAAAAATGATAGATAAATATACTACATTAGTAAAACCTGAGTATCCTGTTGATGAATACATTACATCTTTAACAGGTATTACTAATGATATGCTATCATCTGCTCCAGCTCTCAAAGATATTATACATACATTATTTAATTTTATTGGAAATGATATTATAGTTGGTCATTCTGTCAATTTTGATATCAATTTTATATATGATGCTTGCAATCAATATTTATCTGAACCTCTTACCAATGATTTTGTTGATACTTTAAGACTTGCAAGACTATTACATAATGAAGAACATAATAGATTAAAAGACTTATGTATAAAATACAATTTATCATATGATAATGCACATAGAGCTGAATTTGATTGTTTAATCACTAATGAGATATTGTCTATATTTAATAATGAATTCATTGAAAAATATGGAGATAATGAAACAATTAGTAATATATTTAGAAGATATGAAAATGGTAAATTAATACCAATAAAGGCTGCAGATATTTCAACTAATAAAACTGAATTTGATATAGATAATCCTATTTATGGAAAAACTGTTGTATTTACTGGTGCTTTGGAGAAAATGGTTAGAAAAGATGCTATGCAAATGGTTGCAGATTATGGTGGTATAAATGGTGATAATGTAACAAAAAACACTAATTATTTAGTACTTGGCAATAATGACTATCACAATTCAATTAAAAATGGTAAAAGTAGTAAACAAAAAAAGGCAGAAAATTATAAACTTAAAGGCTATGACATTGAAATAATACCAGAAAATGTATTTTATGATATGGTTGATATTCCATCATCTGAGCCTGTTCCTACATATGGCAATGACAATATATATAAACAGAGCTTATCGCTTAGTGATAGAGAAATATCTGTCATAGATGTTGTTAAATCATATCTTTCAACTTCACCTGACTTTTCTGCTTTTGGAGTAGACGTTAGAAGTGATAACTATATAACCTTGTTGTGTGGAAATAACGATTTTATGAGGTTTAAATATTCTCCTCGAGTTTTTTGGATATCCTTAAGATTACCTTATGATGTAGCAAAAGCAAACATTGATAATCCCTTATTTGCAGCTCAACAAAATAAAAAACAAGCTCATTGGAAAGCCGCTTTAACATCTTTTGAAGAAATAGAAAAATTAAAGGATTTTATTATATTATCATTTATTAATGATTAAACTTTTCTACAATGAAATATGCCGATGGTATTCGGTTAATACCTAATAATCTAATCAGGCATACAAACCAATGCACTTTACCAATAAAGAAATTATAAGCAAACCAGCTAAAATAATTGGTAAGGTAATAGAAAACAGACAGAAATATTAATTAACTTAAAATACAGGGAGGGGTACTTACATTGAATAATATTTTACATAAAACTTTTTCAGAGGTTGATTTAAACGACCCTTTTTTCCAATCTCTTAGAGCTGACTATCCAGGTTTTGACGATTGGTTTAAAAGAAAAAGTGAACAGGATGCATTTGTCCAGTATGATGACAATAATAAAATAATCGGATTTCTATATCTCAAGATGGAATATGATCTCGTTGATGATGTAACGCCTAATATATTGGCAAAAAGGATCTTAAAAGTTGGAACATTTAAAATCGAAGCACACGGTACCAAAATGGGAGAACAATTTATAAAAATCATTACAGACTATGCAGTAAATGAAGAGGCTGACATATGCTATGTTACTATTTATCAAAAGCATAATTCCCTTATTAATTTAGTTCAACAATTTGGATTTGAATTGTATGGTACAAAAGGAACTGATTCGCATAAAGAAAACGTATATATAAAACAAATGAAAAAAATCACTGGTGATATTAATAAAGATTTTCCTCTTATTAATTTGAATTCATCTAGGAAATATTTATTAAGTATCTATCCTGAATATCATTCTATTATGTTTCCAGACTCTATTTTAACAACAGAGGATAAAAACATAATAAAAGACGTTTCCTATACTAATTCAATTCACAAGATATATGTCTGTTCAATGGAAGCTGTGCAAAGATTAAAATATGGAGATATTGTAGTTATATATAGAACTGCTGACAATTCAAAAAATGCCGAATATTCTTCGGTTGTGACATCAATATGTGTTGTTGAAAATGTTAAAGACCAAAGTGAGTTTCCGAATTTTGATGAATTCTATAACTATGCATGTAAATATAGTGTATTTGATAAAAATAATCTTTATCATTGGTTTAACAGAGGAAAATGCAAAGCTATTAAGATGACATATAATAGTGCTTTAGTAAAAAGAATCGTTCGTCACGACTTAATAGAAGATATAGGATTACAACGTAATCAATACTGGGGATTTTTTGAATTAACCACTAAACAATTTACAACAATTGCAGAAAAAGGCGGCATTTCTAATTTATTATTCAATTAGAACAACTGTTCTGATTTTTATTGCAATAAAACATTAATCATAGTAAAATATTACCATATAATAAAAAAGGACGGAGTGATATATACAATGTGTTCAATACTATTATCAATCAATCCCATTCATGTCGAAAATATAATGAATGGAACAAAATTATATGAATTCAGAAAAAAAGCGTGTAAACAACATGTTGATAGAATTGTAATATACTCTACTACCCCTATTAAAAAAGTGGTCGGTGAAGCTGAAGTTGAGGATGTTCTAATTGATAATCCTCAAATAATATGGAATATTACACATGAATACTCAGGTATTAACAAAACATTTTTTGATAGATATTATAACAACAGCGAACAGGCAGTCGCTTATAAATTAAAAAACGTTATTAAATACCAGGAACCAAAAGATTTGAAATCCTATGGTATAAATAATGCACCTCAATCATTCCAATATATTTAGCTCCTGAGATCACTTTTTATTTGACTTAATAACACTATTATATTATTATATATCTCAAGAAGATATGGCTGACTTGTTTGGCTGTGAATAGAGGACTTGAGATATATATCTTAAGTCCTCTATTTGCATTTAGGAGAAATATATGAATAAAAAACCGCAAGAATTTTTAACAATTGATTAGCAAATTGAATTGCTCAAAGAAAGACATTTAAATTTCAATAACGAAAAGTTTGCTAAAGATATGCTTTTAACTCATGATTATTACCTGTTTGGTTCAGTGATAGAAAACAGACAGAAATATTAATTTTAAGGAGAATTATTATGAAAACTGCTAAAGTCATAAAAATTTTAGACAAGTACTCTATTTTAATTAACTATGGAAGAACTAAAGGTGCTACCATAGGCGAAAATGTTCAGGTTCTTGAAATAGGTCCTGAAATAACAGATCCAGATTCTGGAAAAAGTCTCGGTACTCTTGATCACATTAAAGATGTATTGCAAATACAAGAAGTCTTTGATGAATTTTCAATTTGTAAAAAAAAGGCCGAAGTCAATTTTGCCTCATTTGTAGATCCTTTTAAGCAAGCTGAAAAAATATACTCTGGGCAAGCATTACTTGTCAATAAAGAACAGATAACAAAAATACAAAGACCGCAAAACAATATTATCAATTTAGGAGATACTGTTAAAATAATATAAAATTTTATTTGAAAATTATTGACTTTTAGTTTCCTTACAAATATAATGTAGTCAAGTTAAATAGCTGATACTTAAATGGACAGCGAAGAAAAAGCCTTGCTACATATATTTGTGGCAAGGCTTTTTCGATTTTATTTTATTATGGAGAAAACTATATTGGATAAACCTTTTTTAACTTTTGAAGAACAAATAAATAAACTTATCAACGAAAAACATTTAGTTATAAATAACCGCGATTACGCACTTGAGGCATTATCTTCTATATCATACTATGACCTCGTTAATGGTTATAAAGATTTGTACCAAAAGGATGATGTATTTATACCAGGATTAGGAATTGAACAGTTATTTGCAACACATATATTTAACAAAAATATTCAAGGTGTTATCGTTAAATATGCTGGATATGCAGAGAATTCATTTAAAACTATTCTTTCTTATGTCATTGCCAAAAACATATCTGAGAAAGAAACTGAATATCTAAATCCTAAGAATTACAAATACTCTAATGACAAAGACAAACGGCAGCATCTTAGAAATTTATTAAATGACACTTTAAAATTATGCAATGAAACCCATGATACACCAACATCTCATTATAGAAACACAAAGGATCACATTCCACCATGGATATTATTCAAAAACGTATCTTTTTCTTCTACAACAGATATATATAAATATCTAAAAACCGAAGACAAAAAAGATATGTTTACATATTTCCGGCTTTTATCCGTTTCTAATATAGACAATGAAGCTAAAGCTAATGTTTTACTAAGTGCCCTAAATATTGTTCGTAAATTTAGAAATAAAGCAACTCATAATCTTGATTTTGTTAAATATAGATCTCCACTTTTTCATAGTGCTAATCATATATTTGAAAATACGCTTTTATACACAAATGAAATTAATATAACATATGATAATATATGGGGTCTTATTTTATCAATGATTATTTTATTAAATAATAAATATTTAGAATATGGATTCATAACTGAATTATCTACATATTTGAATAGCTATGGAAGTGATATGAGTAAACTATATTGCCACATGACAGGTATTCCTATAGATTATCAAAGAAGATTTAAATTATACACATCTACTTTAATGACAAGTATCACAAATTATAATCAAGAGGAAAAAAATGACAATGCTCCAAATCTACAAGATACTTATGCGGATGTGGCAGCAACATCTGAAACTGATCCATAACATCTGTGTTTAAAATATAATTACAGACTATGTCATAGACATAAAACTAGTAATAACTTAAAAAAGAAAAACTAAAATAAAAGCCCCTGTGCTACCAACACAAGAGCTTTTACCACGATACTTACATAAGCTGTGCTTATGATATAATACCGCCCTAGACAAGCCATATTATATCATTCATAGCACCGCTTTTGCAAGTGGTGTTATTTTTGTACCCATTTTTGAGTTGCACCGGTGCAACTTGCATATATTTATGAAAGGATGATTTATATGGCTAAGGATTTTTTGAATATGAAAACAGCCTGTGCCTACATAAGAGTATCTACCGATAAGCAGGAAGAGCTTTCTCCTGATGCACAAAAACGACTTCTGATTGACTTTGCAAAAAAGAATAATATGTCACTTTTGGCAGAAAATATTTACATAGATAACGGCATCTCCGGAAAGAAAGCAGACAAGCGACCAGAGTTTTTAAAAATGATTGGTCTGGCCAAAAGCAAAGAACACCCTTTTGATGTTATTCTTGTGTGGAAATTCAGCCGAT